TGACAATACTTTGATACATCAAAACCATTGTGTGTGGAGTAATCAGCGAAGTCTCCGTACATTTGTTCTACTAAAGAGGTAGTAGGGACTACAATAAGTTGTTTTCGTCCTAAGGCGTGATGATATCGCGCCAGATTGTATATTATGAGGGACTTACCACTAGCGGTAGGGGAAAGTAAAAGAGTTCTTCCACCGTTGATTGCATCGAATACAGCGTCTTCTTGATAGTCTCTTATCTGAATAGGTTTCCAGTTACTATGAAGTTTCAATCTACTGGCAAATTCCTTAACCTCATCGCGTGACATCTCTTCACCAATCTCACCCATCTCTACCCTAACTGGATAGTCAAGTTGTTTTGCAAACTCTAATAGGTAAGGTAAAAGACCAACATACAGTTCGCGTCTGGATAGATTATACAGGCGAATTTTACCATCCCAATGACGGTTTCTGTATGACGGCATAAAGGAAGCGCCAGGCACTTCAAAGGTAAAGAAGTCTGATATCTCTTTTGTTATACCTTCATCTGAGGCTTCCACATGCATATGCACATGGTCTTTGTGTTTGACAAATATCATAATAGGCCAGATTGTGTCTTGTTCCATTCAACAGCATTTTTGATGTCCCAAGTTCTCGAATTTAAACTACGCAATACCCTGTCCAAAAAATCTACTGTTGTTTCTAAATACCAAATTTTATCTTGTTGTTTAATAACATCCCCATCCCCATCCAATATGGCTCTCATATCAGATTTAAGAACAGAGTTTTTTCTCCAAGGTTCCCAACCTAATTGGTCAAGTTCCTCTTTGGATAATTCTCCACGAAAGTATTCTGACTTAACTCTTTCAAGTCTTGCCAAGTCCGCCTGTGCTTTTCTTAATTGTAATTTAAAGTTAGCGAGGTGGGTTACATATTTTGCGTGAAGATTTGGTGTATTAGTAGATGCAGAACCAAGGTCTAGTTCATCGATTTTACAATCTTCAGCCCACATATCTTGAAGTTCATTCAATGTAGCCATAATATATCCTTCAATGTTAAGTTACAGATTTAATGTTAAATATCCTATATTTGAAAGATGCAAGTCCAGTAAAGTACGGTGAGTCTCCACCAGATATATCAAAGTCTAGTCCACTCAATGCAATTGGAAAAGCATCTCTGAATAAAATTTCCATGTTGGGGTTGTTATTAGAATCCAAAACAAAAAGACTCGCGTCACTCACTTGTCCTATTGCTTCTTTCTTAGCAGACTTTTGTCCACCAGTTCTCCATCCCTGTCCTTCAACAAACTCTGTAAATTGAGAATGTTTTTCTGGGAATCCTAGTCCAACTAACCAGTTATACAGTTCGATATAATTTGTCATATCCTCTTGTATTAGGAATCTTATATTTAGGTCACCAAAAGTAATCTTATCGCCGGGAAATGGTATATCCTGTAGGGGTGTAGTTTGTACAGGAAACCCAATAGTCATATCGGGAATGTTTGCACCTTGACAAAAGAAAGATACATTTGGAATGTTATGAACTTGGAATTTAAATCCATTGGGTCGTAGGTAATCAAGTTCCGTACCCGATTGGGCAGCGAAATTACCTTCTGATACCGATGGTGTTACTGTGTATGCCATGTTTCTAAACCTAAAATGATTAACATTATACTGCTATTTATAACAAATGTCAAGCCCAAAAAAAAGGGAGTCCTAAGACTCCCTCGAAAACTTCTGTTTTTAGGTTGGTTGTCCCAACTCTTATTGTTACATAAGGTTAGTAACTTTAACAGACCTGTAGTACTGGTTTCTATCAGCAGTAAATGTGTCTGCGTCAGTTGTACCGTCAGATTGTGTAACATATGGGTTAGCAATCATACCGTATCTAGTTTTGAAACCGATTTTCGGTTGGAAAGTAGATGGGTCAATTGCACGAACCATTTGTAAAGGTACATACGGACAGTAGAACAGACCAGCGTCATAAGGTGATGTTCCTTTGTAACCAACAACATAGAACTGAGAAGCAGCACCTGTGTTAGCAGAATAAGGGTCAACATACACTTTGTAGCGTCCATTAAGAACACCAGCGAAAGTATTACCTGTGTCATCAACATTCAAGTTAGTGTCAAGAGCAGGAGCGTAATCTAATACACCAGCCATTGAAAGTGCAGAGGCAACATCTGAAGAACAGATGATGAAGTTACCTTTTCCTCTACGAGTATCTTGAGCGATAACATTAGCATCTCGTTCAATGTTGAACAAGAGACCCTTGAACCTTTCTACAGACCAACGACCATTTGAATCAACATCAAGGTCGAAAGTACCAGCAGATGCAGTTGAAGCAGCACCTGTCTTAGCAACTTTGTAGATAGTTCTGATTACTTCTCGGTTAATCTCAGCGAGAATTTCTTGAGAAAGAATGTTTGACAATTCTGACTCAGCGTCAAGACCGTGAACTGCTTTAAGGTCTTGAGCAAGTTCCACAGTATATTCTGCTTTAAGTGCTCTTGACTTAGCGGTTACAGTTGTTTTCTCGATTGAGAACGCCATTTGGTTCAAAGTAACTGTGTCACCTAACAACTCAGCGTTGTCTCTAGTGATACCAGTACCAGTTGTGTATGAACCGTCAACTGGATTAGACCCAGCGTGTGTACCTGTACCAGCAAAGTCAGTATCAGCTTCGTTAAACAGGGCTTCTGTTCCTGTTTGTGAAGTGTAGTGTGACTTCATGGCAAAGATAAGACCTGTTGGGCCAGTCATAGGTTGAACACCACAGACATCATACGCCATCAAATTAGGAAGAGCTCGTCTTACTAATGAGATGAGGATGGGGTCATAAGTGTCAATCGCAGATGACATATTGTTTGCGTGAACTGCCTCAGTGATATTCTTCTCTTCGGCGAGCGCCTTTTCTTGGTTCTCAAGAATTACAGCCGTTACCGCTTTACGGTAACCATCCTTGATTTCACCAAGGTCGGGGTGATCCAATACTGGACTCCACTTTTTTTGGATTTCTTCTGAAAGATACATTGTAGTCTCCTATTTTCTTTCTGGTTATTGCCTATAAAGGTTATTTATAAAAAAGTTATTTTTTAACTTGTCGTGAAATCGCTTGAGCGTACCTGTTGACTGGCGTGTTGTCTTCCAGAAGTTCTTCTGGTACAGTGTCAGTCATAACAGAGTCAGACTCTTCGTTAACAGTTTCCTGTTTAGGGAAGTAGTTCTCTTTAACAACAGATACTTTCTCAGCAAACATCTCAGCACTTCCAAAATCAACATCTTCAACTAGAGAAGTAAGTTTCTCTTGTTCAGTAAGTGTCAAGTCTTCAGAAATTTCACCAATGATTTTAGAACGCATTAGCGATTCCCTATCAGTGGTAAGATTAATTTGTGCTTCAACTGATTCGTTGAGTTTCTTTTTAAGTTCCTCAATTTCGTCTTGCATTTCACCCAACACATCGTACTTGTCTTGTGGTACTTCAATGTAGTGTTCAGCGAATACAGTTTTGAGTGACTTAATAAAGTCTTCTGTTATTTCAGTCCTAAGACCGCGCTCAATAGCAAGCTCGTTTTCCTTCATCCAGTTTTCAGCAACATAGTTAAGATACTGGTCGATTTTACCAACCATCTCTTCTTTGAAAGATTCCCTTTCAATATTTGACTGTTCTTCTAGTTCTTTCTGAATGGATTCCATTTCATTAGCGAGTCTTGCGGTGACTACTGTTTCAAATAGTTCAGCAGCCTTTACTTTAAACTCTTCTGAGAGGTGTTCCTCATCAGCGAAAAGGTTTTTGATGTCGTTTTCAAACAATGTTTCTTCTTGTTCTTCTGTTTCTGCTGACACCTCTGTGTCCTCCTCTTCTTCTGATTCGACTTCTTCTACTTCAGACTCAGAAACAACTTCTTCTTCTTCTGTTTCTTCGACTTCAGCGATTACTTCATCCTCTACCTCTTCTTCTTCTTTCTGAGTACGAATACCCTCTGAAGAAGGTTGAGCAACTACAGATGCGGTGTCTTCACCACCATCGTAGTTTGGTGCCTGACCAGCGCCTGAATTAGCAGGTCTTGGTGCATCACCGACTTTAGATGCGGAAGCGGGGCCAATTGCAGATGTTAAACCACCATGCTTGTCTCCAGTTCCACTAAGGTCTTGAATTTCTGGATTCGGGTTTGAGTCCCCTTGAGTTGGATTCTTTGAATCACCAGCCGTTGCATTTGGCTTTAGATTCTCAGCAGCTCCTGCCTCATCCAGTTCTTGAGTTTCCTCGTTAAGAGCGGATTCTACTTCCTTACCCTTAGCGAGCATTTCTCTTATTTTGCTTTCTACGCCCATGTTAATTTCTCCTTTGAGATTTGCGTTATACTGTATTTATTTATAAATCTTTAGATTTTTGACAACTTATTCATGAATGAACTGAACACTTCCATCTTCGCTTCCTCCAGTTCACGAGAACCAGCCTTCTTGATTCGCCTTACAGCCAAGTCGATGTCCTGTTCCATCCATGTACCTTCAACCATTACCCACTCCTTATGTTCCATAATACCTCTAACAAAGGCGTCTGGAGCGGATGGGTCTGCGACTATATCAGCAGCAGTTGATAGTACAAAGTCATCTTGTACCTCGTTGATGCCATTCTTTTCTTTTAGAGTTCCTAGTCCTCTGGAACTAACACCAAGGGAGGCACCTTCGTCTATAAGGTTCTTTACGATATTTCCCATAGGTGTATCAAGAATCTTTGCTTTTCCAATATAATTGGAACCGTCTTCTCTCAAAGAAGTTATCATGTGTGATACACGGTCTAAATTAATTGTAGGGCCATCTGGATGTCCTAATTCACCCATTGCCCTTTTCTTGTTAATGCTTTCTTTTACATAACGGTTTACTTCCCTCTGCATAATTTCGCGTGGGTATACTCTACCGTTCCTGTTTTTAAGGTCAGATTGGAGAAAGACACCCTCGATGAAAAGGTTTGTCTTACCGTCTTTATCTTCTTTGATATATTGAATATCTTCTGTTGTTTCTGTTATAAGTTTCATATTATCCTAAGCTCCCATCTGCGCCTTGGTGTTGTTGTGAACCGTATCCACTAACCTTAGCAGTCTCTACTATTACTGTTCCCCCAGCACCACCAGCAATAACGACATCTATATCTTGGTCATTCTGGTGATTGTCATTGAACCCATAAAAATCTAGTGAACCACTCTCCATCAATTCATAGAGAGTATCACTGTTCCTTTGTATCTTAGCACTAGCACCACTTGATAGTGTCCAATGAATTGCTTTAATATCTGCTTTAGGAGAACTTTGAGTCTCCGTACTCTTCTTCAGAGTTGTTGCAAGTGCAATGGTGCCAGTCGCGCCTGTTCCGCGTACGGCACATACTCCTTGAACTTGAGTAAGTTTTAAAACATCGACTACGACTGCCATTTAGTTTCTCCTAATATTTCTTTTTGTGGTTACCATGTGAACCTTCTGCTAAGATTTCCAAAGCATAGGTTTCACACATCTCCACACCGTGTTCAAACATAACCCGATACCAAGCAATACTACCTTCTTTATCTGGTTCAGCATGCTCTCCTACTATCGGTTTACCCTCACCGAATTTGGGATGGACAACCTTAGTAGCACACATATGTGTTAGTTTGGGGTCTTCCGAACTTCCCTGTTTTGGGGGAACGACATGACCCTCTGTTCCTTTTTCAGCAGGAACATTGGCAGCAGATACCTCCTTCTTAGGTTTCTCTACTGGTTGCGCTTCCTCGCGTAACTCTCTAAATGTCTTCATCTGTTTCCCCTTCGGTTTCTGTTTGTTCTAAATCTTCTTCTGGTGCAGCCTCAAGTCCCATCTTTTGCATCTCTGGGTCATTGAAGATTGCATTTGCAATTTCTTCCTTCCTCGCGGAAATCAATTCATCCGCCCTTGTACCCATCGCCTTTGCAAACTCATCGTTTGCTGATGTGTAGTCACCTTCTGCCCACTTATCCATCATGTTTCTGACGGCATCCTGTGGTGTTACTTCATCGGTAACTTCAACTTCTACATTATCTGTTTCACTCATTTTCTTCTCCATTAGTTATCTCAGTTTCTTGACTGGCTGCAATTTGCCCGTCTATCAATTGAACCTCTTCATCCGAGAATCGCATGATATTCTTCTGTACATATTCCTTACTAAACAATTGACCTATAAATGGTACTACACCGTTTAGTATCTCTAACCTACTTCTAAGAATTTCTTGTTCCTTAGATTCAGTATAGTAGGCATCCTGTGCAAACATATACTGTAGGTCATTTCTAATATCTGGCCATTCTTCCTCTGTAATGACCCCCTTCAGTACAAGTTGAGTTTTTAGTAGGTCATCAAATATGCCACTAAATCTATTTCTCAACTTAGAAACGAACTTTGTAAATTTAAGTTCATCTCTGGTAATCTCAGCAGACCGTCCAAAATTAAGACCTGTCTGTTGTTCCAGACGCGAAATCGGAACATTAAGAGATTGGTATAGTTTCTTTTGGAAGTAAACTACATCTTCAATCTCACCTAAGTTCGACCCGCCTGGCAATGTTTGAATCTCTGTTCCTCTACCACCTTCTTTTCGTGGTAACCAGAAGTCTTCAAGCATTGACATAAACTTCTTGTCATCTCTTATCTCACCAGTATCACTATCATAAACAAGTTTGTTTCTGTAGCGACTCATTACATCTTTTAGATATTGTTCTGCCTTTCCTGTTGGCAGATTTCCAACATCTATGTAAAAAATTCTTCTTTCGGGAGCTCGCGTGATACGATAAATCACCACTGCGTTCTCCATCATTCTCAATTGGTTAGCAGGGCGTATCGCCTTGTGAAGATAGGAAAGTGGTATGTTCCTATCTTGGTCAACTAGACCCGATGTACAATATGTTACGGCGTCTTTGCTAACCTTTATTGCCTTGTCGTTAACTACATCTGTCCTATAAGACATTTGTGAGTTGGTGGCAATCCCCTTCTCATCAAACACAAAATATTCTTGTACATCCTTTATGAGAGTTACTTGAGATTTTTTATCTTTCTCTTTCTTTACCTCTCTGACCTTTCGGATTTTCCTTGGGTCAACATACCGAACATCTTTTATACCATCTTTCGGTTTTTCAGTGTCGATGACTTTATGGAAAAATATTCTTCCATCAATGTACCATCGTCTGAAATAATCTTGCGCCCTAGTGTTAAAGTCTAACATTCTTAGGACACCATCAAATTCATTTACAATCGCTTTTTTAACCGTAGCAGATTGTTGAACTTGGTCAAGATTTAACTTAACTGGTTTCTCATCATCTAAGTTTGCGATGGCATCGTTGACAACATCCTCAATGGCTGCGTCAACATCGCCCATCATTGATATATCTCTATATCTTTTGATAAGTTGGGTTTCACTATTAGCAGTACCTTCTATATCAAAGTAAGTACCGTAGTATCCACCCGCCCTTATACTTTCTAAAGACCCATCGTCATGTGGCGGAACGAATGATTTTTCCGTCTTTGACTTGGATCTTGTTATTTCAAATCCAAATAATTCCATAATTTATACCTTCTTCAAACTCGTAGATTATTCTACATCATAATGTGTGTATTGCCATGTCACCGTAAATTCTTCAAAGATGTCATTCTGGGCATAGTTCAATGCAATTTCTGACATCTGAATAGGAAATGCGTTACGCAAAGTATATGTTCCGTTCTCTAGTACTTTGTCGTTCCTATCTAAGTGTTCGACTACGATGTCACTTTGGTAACTTGATGGTTCCAAAGTAATCGCTTCGTTGGATTCGCGGTCATTCATACCATTCATCCATGCTTCAAACGGTGCTCGTAGACTAAAATCTGAGTCGTTAACTACTGTAATAGTCCAAGGGTCGAATATCCTTTCGCCTGCAAGTTTAATTTCCCTACCTCTATATTGTATGATGGCAGGGTTTACATTGGAAGCGGGAAGGGCGGCCCCAGTTACGAGCAGACTGTAAGATGGGTCAACACCAGTAACATAAGAAGGGAAAGCAAGCTTAACCCTAAACTGATTAGGTCTTGCTCCACCAGCACCTAGTCTGGCCTTAAACTCTTCAATATTCATCTGTTTTTTCTCCTAACTTTATTTTATTTATCTCTATTAACCGCCAAGTTCTTCAAAAGATATTCCGCTTCTTGTCGCAACAAATGTTAGCGTTATGAAGTTGATAGACTTAGCAGGTTTGACAAATATGTCAGCCCTAAACTCATTAGCGTCTATCACAGCAGCAGTATTGTTTGTTTCGTCACATACTACGCGGAAATCAAAGATACCCCTTCGTCCTTGAACATCTCTCAAGAAGGGTTCTACTAGAGCAACAAATTGTGCCCTTGTAAATGCATCATTGAACTCGAATAATTGGAATTTAGCAGCGGTTGCGATTGCCTTCTCAAGGACAATAAACAACCTACGAACATTAATTCTGTTAAATGCACTTGGTGAATCAAGCATTGTCTTGTCTCCGAACAATACAATACCATTGCCTGGCGTTGAGATAACAGGGTTTACACCTTTCGCGTAAAGTGTATCTCTTTGTGCCTTATTAGGTGACCATGCGAGTTTGATTGCATTTTTAATTTGTCCCCTATTAAGACCGCCTGGCGAGAACCAAGGGTCATCAGCTTTATCTGTAACAACACAAGTACCAGCGACATCTCCGTTCAAAGGAACATAGACATATCTGTCATTGTACTTGTCGTACATATATTTCCAACCAGAATCATATACTGCATAAGATGAACGAGTATATGCATTAAGGTCAGATGTTGAAATGATTGATGTTGACTCAGAACCTTCGTTATTTACTACGGCACTTCTCTGTGGTGAGAGGAATATCATAGCATCTTTACGAATCTCAGCAACATTATCGATTATGTAATCTCCAACAGCAGTTGCGTGTGCAGAACCAAGGATAAGACTTACATCAACTAACTCATCGTTAGCAAATAGTCCGTATCCAGACTGTAGGTCAGCAGTAGCAGGAGAGGCATCAACACCACTTCCAAGTGAAGTTGAAACATCACTGTCACTAGAACCTACTAGTGTAGCAAATACAGTTCCACCAGCAGATGAGTTACCCCAGTTGCTTCCGTTTGAAGGATGATCCATCCAGTATATCCATTCTGAACGGTCATTGATTACATTCTTGTAAAAGTTTGTTTGGTTTAGGTCATCTTTAGCATCAGATGCTTTAGACAAACCAGCGAATTTTTCTAGGACTGTTCCAGCAGTTCCAGTGATTTCTCCAGTTTCATCAACAACAATAACATGAACCATGTCGCGTGAAGCACCATTGTTTTTTGCCCATGTAGTTGTGGTTGGAGTGAAATCAAACTGACCAGCATATGTCCAAGCAGTTTGCAATGCAGATGTAGCAGTTGCAGATGAACCGTCACCACCAATAGTCACAGCAGGAGCGGATGAATATCCATAGCCTGGGTTTGTGATTGTGATTGCGGTTACAGCGCCACCAGATACAGTAGCAGTACCAGTTGCAGTAATACCACCATTAGCAGGGGTAATTGCAGTTGGGTCAGCGAATGTAACAGTAGCGGATGAGTATCCAGAACCACCAGCAGTTACAGTTCCACTTCCTACACCTAATCCAGATGCAGAAGTAATGTCAGCGATTTCTACTTTAAGAGCATTACCTCGCGTGCCTGGGTATTTTGCAGCCCATGGCCCTACAGAACCTTCTCCAGCGGAGTAGTTCTCGTTGTATGCTTCTCTGTTTTTGATTACGACAGCAGTTCCAGTTGAGACTGCGTTTCTAGCAGCAGCTCCAACTTCTCTCACAGTTAACAATTGTGAACCATAAGAAAGGAAACTTGATGCCACCATGTGGTCATAATATACACTTGATGTTGGTTTGCCAAACCTTTCAACGAGATTATTCTCACTAGTTATAGCGATAATCTCATGAGCAGGCCCCCACTGGAAATCTCCCACGATTCCACCAATAGTGGTGGCTACAGCGGGGACAACATTAGTGAGGTCTTTTTCTTGTATTAAGACGCCAGGCGATAATTGGAAAGCCATTTTGTTCTCCTTCGTATTTCGTTTTTAATCTATCTTGACTAAATAGTTATTCCTTGACAATTATTTATAAAAATTTTTCTTTCTCATCTGCCCATATCCAATAGTCACCATCCATAACCTCCGCTTCTGGTTCATGTCCGTCTACCACAAGCCCAAATGGTGTCAAATCATTTTCTATCATTCTCATCTGTGAATTGTATAGATTGTCACGAATATCTACATTAGTCAAATCCTTAAAAAATGTATTAGTTGATAACCAAGCAAATAGTACCATACACATGGCAAGGTCATCGTGGTATCCCTCATCAGCAGCAAATGTACCACTCCTTTCAACAAAAGTTGACAGTTCACTTATACATTCAGCATCAAATAGTAAGAACTTCTGTTCCTCAATCAAACTTTTTAGTGCCAAACACCCCTGTCTTTTTACTGCTTTTGATGTTCGCACTCCTAGAGTACTTTGTTTTCCGAAGCCAGGCGAAACATATTGTTTGTTTTTTTCCTGTACACAACTAAAAATGTTCTCATACTCTAGTTCTTGGTGTAGTATATCGACTACCTGTTGACCAATATCGTTTGTCTCAAGTAACACATACGCACCATTATAATCTTTTGCGACTTTATTAATAAAGTCTGGGTATAATAATGGTGAGATTTTGTTATCTCTATACTTACCAACAACTTTAAACGGCATTTGTGTGATATCAACCACAATAAAAGCCGAATAATCTCCACCGATACCTCTCGCGGTATCAGCTGAGATTACATAATATTTATCTTCTTGAGGTTCTTCATAAATATCCAGACCATCCTTCTTATATACTGGGTCAACTGAAGACATAGTAGAGAGAGCCTTACCACTAATCAAAGTATTCGTTGACCCCAAGAAGTCACATAATACCTCTTGGTTGAACTTTACTTCACCCAATAATTTAAACTGTTCCTCTATCCACGCATCATCTCGGCCTGGAATTTCAGTATGAGGAATGAACATATTTTGAAATCCATTCGTACCCTTTTCTGATTCATTCCAGAACTTCCAGAAATGATTATATCCTAATGGTGTAGATGTTAAAAGAATCTTTGTTGTCTCACCAGCAGAGATAGTAGGATATACAGATGCAAAAAACTCATCTGCTATGTTGTTTGGTATGATTGCAGCCTCATCGATATACAACCAGTTAACTGATTTACCCCGAATACCAGATGATGTGGTTGCAGATGTAAACACGCGAGAACCGTTCTCTAAGTCCACATCTCCCTTGTTCCATGTCTTAACACCCTGTTGCATCCATATAGGTAGATTCTCATACATGGTTTGATATCTGTTTAATACTTCGCGGGCAGCAGCAGTCTTGTTCGCCATAATAGCAATGTTCTTATCTGCGTTAAATATAGAATAATGCAATATACACGCGGCTGCTGTTACTGTCTTACCTTGCTGTCTACCTTCCATGAGAATAGTCTTTCGATTATTCATAATGAAATCAACCTTCTTTTTCTGACAGTCGTACAGTTTAAAAGGTTGTAGACCTTTATCCAAGGTTACTATTTGACAGTAATTTTCTATAAAATAAACTGGGTCACTTTCACATTTTACAAATTCCTCAAATTCATCCTTTGTAAAATTGTGTTCGTACCCAATTGGTTTTAGATTGGGATTACCGTGATATGATTGTTCAACCCCAGCCATTTACTTCTCCATCTGCTTGTCTTTTGATATGTTCAAAAAATCCTGGCTCCTCTATATTTGGTAGTGTGGGTATATCTTCTGTCTCTAATATCATTTCAAAACATCTTTGTCGATTGTGTTCTCTTTCTAACTTTGTACCCTTTACCAGTTCTTTTAAAGGATACTGCAATAAATTTTTAAATTGTTTATAGAATTCTTTAAATCTTTCCTCTTCATCTTGTATATCATCAAACTGATAATCTATAAACCCATCATGTAACATGAACCCCATTGACTTCAATTCTTTATACATTCCCTGTCCACCAAACCCCATACATAATTTTCTATGTAGAAGAGGTTTAAAAGTTTTTTCAGTAAACCTTACATGACTCGTTCTAGTCTCAACAAATAAATCTATAAGTATCTTGTCATAGAATTCTGCTGGACTCTGTGTTACTGCCCATCCACCTTTTTTATGTAAAGGATGAGTATTGTGGTCAATGTTTCCAACTGTTGACCAATCTAACATATACTTCTGTTGGATGTCAGTGTATATTCCTTTACGCAAGTTAGAACAGTAATTATTAATTAAGTTATCTCTTTCTAACAACTCCCATAACTTTACTCTGTATGGTCTCATTGAATGATTTAAACAACAAAAGTGCGTGTCCTCATTCCCAGAGTAATCTTTTATATTAGTTCTTTTTAATTCTTCATCAAAGTATGAACCATGTCCAATAACTTGCCACAAAAAATATAATCCATATGGTTCATGCACGACATTTCTTGGTAACAAACTACTGGAATCGATATATGAACTATCGATAATAGTGAAACTTAAAGAAGGAAACTCCGAAAAAACATTTAAGTTTATTAATTCTTTTCGGGGTAAGAAGGGATTTAAAACTTCTTCTTTTAGATTATGAACCACTAACCTATTTATCTTATTCTCAGAAAGATGTTCTTCTAGTTTGGGAACAGTAAGGGGTTTTCTAAAGTGTTCCATTAACCAGTATTCAGCTGGATTCTGGGTCAATTGAGTCATGGTCTATAATTTTTTCGTTTTCTTTCTTTAGTGCCTTCAACATATCAGAAGTTGTACCAGTAAATACTAGGTTATTTGTTGTCTTACTGATAGTCTTTGGTTCATCTGAATTCTTTTCAATGCGATGTTTTTTCTCTTGGACTTCCATCATGTCTTTGGCTTGTTCACCCATAGTCTTAATGATTTGTCCAGCGACTTCATAGGCCCGAGGGTTGTCACTATTGGTAGCAACATTTAGAATACCTTGAGCAGCTTCTTCCGCGTACTCAGCAGAGCGTTTCAAAAGATTTCTTGCTTCCTCAAAATCTTTGTCTAGTTTCTCGTCCTCTTTTTCAGGCACAGTGATAGCACCACCTTTCTTTTCAGCAAGTTCTGTAGTTACGGTGTTGAATGTTTTATCAAGTGCATCAAATACTTTATTTTTTGGCATAGTTATACATAAGTTTGGTCAAACTCCTCCACGAACCTATATGGGTCATCCTTATAGGGGTCTGCATTATAATTAGGTGGTTCTTCAAATGTCACGGTAGGTGCTTCTGAATAACCACTTCCAGCGTCATCTATAACAATGTTGGTTACCACTCCATCTGTTAACTCAGCATGTGCTCTCGCGTTACCAGTAAGAGTAATGTTAGGTGGACTTACATATCCTGCCCCACCATATGTTATAGTGAATCCTGTTACCGAACCACCACTTATTGTAGCAGTTGCGGTTGGTAGTGTTGTTCCAACTGAAATTGTATTTGTAACCTTCGGGCCAGCGAAACTACTGTTTTCATATGTTTCTGCAATTGCCTTTTTGATGAAGGATTGTTTGTCTACAAATCCATAATAATTTAATTTCATGGTAAAGTTCAGTGTCCAGTTAATACTTTGTCTATCTGCAAATGCACCTTCAAATGTATCTTCGTAACTAACACTATCCAAAGTTATTTTTATATCTCTTTTAATACCCAACTCAGGCAAATCATTTATTGTAACATTGAAGTCTGGGTTAAAGTATGGAAAAATCTGTTCTACTATCTGTAATGCATCCTCTTGATTCTTTGCAAACACATACAGAGATATGTTCATATCATATGGGGTGGATACAAAACTTGTCCTATATGAATTTGTTTCCGCACCAGATGTAGTTATATTCTTTTGTACAGGCGAAACCTTTCTTGATGGGTCATATTGAAACCCAACAATCTCAAATCCCATGCGTGGCAAACTAATCGCAACCTCACCACGAGACTCAGTATTCGGAATTGCCTCAATCCTAGTTAAAAACTTTTGTTTTGTGGAGTATGAAAGAGGAACCCGAATCACCTGTTCAGTAACACCACCAGCGTTTGACCTGTTTATTTGGATATTATTAAAGATAGTACCAAATGCAATTATGGCCTTGCGTGTGTGTTGATTGTAAAACTGTTTATTCTTAAACATTATATTTCACCAAATGGGTTCTTCTCTGTGAAGTCTAGTATGTTAGATGCAGTCTGCCATGAGTCAAAGTCCTCATTGTCCACACCAACATTTCCTCTACTGGTTTGGAAACTCTCTAATATAAGAGTATCGTTGTCTTCTAATTTCAATAGGTCTCCATTCTCCAACTGGAACTGGAACTGTAGAATGTCAAGACTTTGTAAGTCTTCGATTCCATCGATATCACTATCACCAGTGTCAAGTCTCTCTGAACTGTACTCAAAGAGTTCGCATTGAAGTCTGAATGTGTAAATCTTTCCTAACTGATAGAATGGGTTCTGAAACTCCACCATCTTAATCTCAAATAAAGATTTTGTTTTTGGAAAGAATAGTAAGTCCCCTTCAGCTGGTCTTGCCTTTAACTGGAATGTACCACCAGCATCTTCTTCCCTATCAACCATCTGTTCCCACCTTCTCTTAGAAAGAACAAATGTTGCTTGGTCTCTAATCTCTATACCAAATCTAGTGAATAGTTCTCCTTCACCCTCATATCCCTCGACATTTTCCATATACATTTCGAGTGGATACTGTTGCGTGAACTTAGACAATTCATCTTCATCAAAAATAGTGTCCCTGTTTACCAAAGTTCTAGGCATATAGTGAACATCATGTCCATATATCTTTAGACTTTCAATAACCAAGTCTTCTACTAAACGCTGTTCGTTAGCAGTTCCACTTGTATTGCCAGATTGGAAGTAAACATTAGTTGCCATTTATTTACCCTGTCATCATCATTGGGGGTAACTCATACTTCATCTGCATTTCATCTTCTATGATAGAAATTTCTTGAATTGCTTCTCCGTATATTTGGTCACCATTAAGTGTTACTCCGCCTGGCAACGCGATTCCCCCGAACTTTTTCATATTCTCGCCCCACTGTCTCTTGATAAGAGCAGTCGCATATCTTTTTAAGAACATATCATCATAGACTTCTGTAAATGTAGCGGGGTCTATAATTGAATATGCTTCCGCGACAATGTAGTTATCAATGTCAAATGTTCCATCCATATCTGTATCAAGATATAGTCTGTTTGTTTTTCTATTGAACCTAATAGGTCTTTCATTTCTGAAAATGTTTTCCAACAAATTCATATGTGTTTTGACCATTGAGTAGTATGTAATATCAGCAGAAAGTAGATTATATAAGTCATTCAATGCAAATTGATAATCTACATCAAATAATCCATCTGATTTACTACCAACAATTGCACCAAACTTAAATGCTCTAACTATATTCAATACTTCGTTACCTATTGGGATGTATCCGTTTTCTATATCTCCCTTTGATATACTTTGTATCGTAGCAGTTGTGCCAGAATTTGAACCAGTAATAACCTCATTCGCCTCAAATACTTCTGCTGTACTTGGTTTCTCATATACTACTGAAGTACCAGAACTTGATTTGTGTACTGTTGTTTTTGCACCAGATGTTCCACCAGTAATAGTCTCTCCAGCTTCAAAAGTAGCACTACCAGTTAAGGTTAATGTTGAACCAGTTAGTTTATGTTTGATGTACGCCCTCTCGACACCATCGAAATGGTACTCATTCCAGTGTTGAAAGGCATCATCTATTCTGTCTGATATTTGGTCTTCATCGACATTGATTTCGATTACAGGGTGTCCTAATCTTCGCAAACAATAGTCAATGAGTCCTTGTCTTGTGGATAACGCCATGTGGACTCCTAAAAATAATTTTAATTTCTTCGACTATTTATAAGACTTAGGATTGGTCGTATGCGTATAGTAAGGCTTTGAGGGCGTCAATTTCCTGTTTTACAAATGCTGTAGTAGCAATTTGTGTTGTATTTGTACCAGTAGACGCGGTTGGAGCAGTTGGTGTTCCTGTCAAAGCCGCACTAGCAAGAGGTGCCTTGGTAGCAATATTATTTGTTACCGTGGTAGAAAAGTTTGCATCATCACCCAAAGCAGCTGCAAGTTCATTTAGGGTGTTGAGCGTGCCAGGCGCAGAATCAACAATGTTCGCAACTGCTGTATCAGTATAGGCAGTTGTAGCAATCTTTGTACTATTGTCACTCGCGGATTGTGTCGGCGCAGTTGGGTTACCAGTAAGCGCTGGACTAGCAAGGTCTGCCTTTGCAGATAAATCTGGCGGAGTATATGTAAATACACCTGTACTATTATTATATGATATACCACCATCACCAGACGCAGATGCTTCTGAACCTACCGATAGACTAGTTAAAGATAGTGCGTCTGATATTCCATATCCAGAAACAGTAGTTGGTTTAGATGTTATATCAGAGAAAGCGATATTAGCACTAATTGTTTTCTTACTACCACCACTATCTTTTACTTCTAGGTTATTACTTCCGTCATTGGTAAGTTTCATACCACCAATATCAACGGTGCTACCAGAGACATATACATCCCGCCATCTCAATGAAGATGAACCAAGGTCATATGTATCATCTGCTGAGGGAATTACATGTGAAGTTACTCTATCTAATCCAGATTCTTCGTGTGCGTCTACACCCTTCCACTTTTGAATAGTGGAATCATACATCAAGAACTTATTATTAACCTTCGCGGTAGACCTGTCAATGTCATCTAAGAACTCTAGTCGAACCTCACCACCGCCACCGATACCTTGCATAGCAAGAATCATTTGTCGGATGTTTGTATTGATTTCGTTTATTTGTTTCTGAACACTCGCAGTTTCGTCAACTTGTTCCTGTACAGCTTCTTTTCTTTCCGCGAGATATTGTACTGCGAGTTCTTGCAGTTGTCTTTCATCCTTGTCTTTCTTCTCTGCTGTAGGTTTGAGACTAAGAACATCCATAACCGCACTATAAGCATCTTTACTTACATTGAATGACTCTGGTTGTGCTTCTTCTGTTATTTCTTCTACTTCTTCTATTGTACCAGCATATTTCATTTCTAACTTATTAACTTTTGCTTCTAAGGCAGAAATGTCTGGGTCTAAGATTCCTGTAGAGACAGTAGATTCTTCTGGTGGCAATTCAGGCGGCCACTCTTTTTCTGGCATTTCTATCAATGTAGTGGGGTGGTCTTTTAATTGATATGGTTCAGACTGTGTAGACATATCACTTTCTGATATCTGACTTACTGGTCGAATATCAAACTCTGCAGCCATTTTCTCTGGGTTAATACCAGCAAAGAAGTCAGGCGTTTCTGTTGTTACTTCTTCTTCTTGTTCTTCATATAGTATTGGAGTTACATCTTTAAACTCATCTCTGATTTCTTCTAACTTTTGTAATTTGTTTTTATTTTGTTCTTCAACTTCTGAAAGTTTTTGAAGCTCGCCCTTAAATACACCCCAGAAATCCTCTTGGACTTTTTTACTATGAGACTTTCTTTTTTGAGATTTTTCTACTTCCTTGAGGATTTCTTCTTTCTGCAACTCTAGGTTTCTAGTTTTTTCTTTTGCAATAGCCTCAAAAAGTTTTTTTAACTCATCCATTGTCTTTGCCTTTTTCTTTTGGTTTCTCTAAATCTACAGTGACCCCAGAATCATTCCAAGTTTTCTTTTCTTCTATGCTATAGTCTTCACCATACCTACCTCTCTCGCGGTTACCATCTCCGTTCAATTCGGTTAAGTCTTGTTGTTTTTCTTTGAAATCTCTGTTCACTGGTCTTCCTTATGATTTAGTTACTTGCGGTGTTACCGTTATTATGCCTTCTTGTACTCTCAATACTTCTGGTGAATTTGCGATTTCAACATCGTAAACATATCTACCAGACTTCAATGCGGTTGTTTGTGCTGCTGTTAAAGACAAAGTTATAACACCAGTAGCGTCAACTTGAGCGGTTGTAAAACTTGTATAAGTAGTACTGTCATAGCTTTTTCGGAACTGTGATGTTGTTGTATAGCCTGTAAGGTTTTTAGCCGTTGACCCATCTGTAGTTACAGTTAGGGTCTCACTAAAAGTAGCACCTTGGTCTATCGTTATATTTTTAATTACTTTTTTTGCCATGGAATATACCTTTTAAATTATGAGAACAATTGTTACACTAAAATACGGAAACAAATACTCTTCCAATGATGTAAACACTATTTATAATATGTGCAAACATCAATGTCAGAACTTCTGGTGTCGCACCGATGACCCAGAAGGATTGGAACAGGGGATACTAACCTCACATATCAAGCACTCTATGGGGAACTGGGAAAAAATCTTACTTCTTGGTAAAGATTTTGGTGGCCCAACCATATATTTAGACCTTGATGTTATAGTTCAAGGTAACCTTACCCCCTTATTTAACCTTTGCGATGAACCTACCATATGCGAAACATACTGGAAAGACTTCGGTGGCGCGTGGAACTCTAGTGTTATGGCATGGAGT